TTTTACGAAAATCCTTATTATATATTGCATTTATTAAGGAAATCCTTTATAATCTAATTGTCAGAAAGATTACAGAGAATACAAGAATTATATCTGTTAAGGTTTTCCTTAATCTGCTATTAGTATATTATGGTTTTATTTAATTGTCAAGCAGTTTTTAAGGTTTTCTTTAATATTCTCGGAAAGGAGAAAATATGTACGAAATATATCAGAAATTGCTTGATAGCCGTAATTTAAAAAATGCTGATATTTCAAGGGCAACGGGGATATCCAACATGACTCTTTCGGACTGGAAAAGAGGTAAATCAACTCCAAAACAAGATAAATTACAGAAGATAGCTGATTACTTTGGTGTATCAATCGAATATCTTATGACAGGTAAAGAGACGACAATAGACTCTTCTACTCAAGGTTACTACATTGATGAAGAGACAGCTCGTACAGCACAGGAAATCTACAACAATGACAAGATTCTCTTTGACGTATATAATACTGTTGATAAAGAAAGACTCGTTGATTTCGCCAAGAAGCTCGCAGAACTGCGCAAAATAGAGGAAGGTGAGGAATGATTGTACTACAAAGGATATTATATAAATGTAGTAATTCTCGATGAATCCTACGGCGTTCCAGGATGCGTGAGACATAATTCTGATGATTCATACACAATATTCATTGATGCTTCATTGAATCACGAGAGGCAACGTGAAGTGTTCTTGCATGAAATGAGACATATCCTCGGAAATGATTTTGACGAGAAAGATGTGCAGAAAATAGAAATGAAGAATCATCTGTATGACTATTATTTGGAAATTTCAAATGAACTACTACCGTCAATTAAAGGAATGCGTGTAAAGGTAGAAAGCGCATGAGTTCACGCAAGAAAAAAGATAATGAAAGCTGTTGCACAGGCTGTTGTCTGTTCTTCGTATTAGCAGGCATTGCATATTTTATTGTACTTGCCGTCTCCGTGGTTTATGAACTGCGGGCAGTTATTCTTTTTACAATCTTATCAATACTCGCAATTCAATTTTTTATGCTTTTAAAACGCTATTTTGCGAATTCTTCAGAAACAGAAATAGAAACAGAAACGACATTGCAAGAGACACCAAAAGAGCAGATAAAAATGAGAGATATAGAATCAAATGCTAAAATCAGAAATGCAGAAATAAAAAAGCAAGATGATAAAGATAATTATGAACAATGGAAAGAACTGAACAAATAAAAATATAAACGCCTAGTGCGATTATATATAAGCGTGTGGTGCGCTTAGGAATAAGGTTCTAAAGAAAGGATGAAAAAGTTATGAAGAAAAAAGTTGTAATCATGTTACTCGCTTGCTCAATGGCACTTTCATTTACAGCATGTGGAAGTTCTCCGAGTAATGAAACAAAGACAGAGCAGAAAGCTCCGGAAGAAAAGGAATACGTGGATGATATCAATGCCGTAGTTACAAATCCGGATTCGTACAAGGGGAAATACATTAAGTTTTGCGGAATAGTTTCATCCGTAGACTCTGATGAAGATGCATATGGATTGCAAACATATGTTGACTTAGACTATAACAATAGTGTATTAGTTGAAGTACCAAAATCACTGATGTCAGAAGCTCCTAATTCAGGTGACTTTCTAAACATTGATGCAAAAATAGATGGTTCTTTCGATGGACAAACAGTTATGGGAGTCGATTCTACATGGGCGCGTCTTACAGCTGAGTCAGTTGAAAAGACAACATACATTGATTCTTTCGGTAAGGCTGACACAACATGGGAGTTCACAGATAAAGCGATTGAACAAAATGGAGTGACAGTAGATGTTACAAAGGTTGAGTTCGCAAAAGATGAAACAAGATTATACGTGACAGCTACAAACAATTCATCTGCGACAATGAATTTGTGGTTCTCTTCTGCAAAAATAATTCTGAATGGACAACAGATAGATCAGACATATGGAAACTACTATGAGGAATACCAAGAGCCTTCATCCGATATCATACCTGGAGTGTCAACATCAGGAGTAATAACATTTGGTGCTATGGACCCAGCAGAATTTCAATTATATATCGAGGGTTCAAGTGATGATTGGGAACTTGATTTCTCACCATTCGTCTTCGATTTAGCTCAATAAGTATATATCGCATTGCACAAATACACGTAAAATAAAAACCGCCCCTGCGCCAACAGGAACGGTCTTTAAGGTACATCCGAAGATATACACTATACTTTGGTCGGTAATATTGTATCATCTTCGGACAGCTATCGCAAGCAGAACGTCCGTTCTCTGCTAGCTGTTATTTTTATACTCATTTTTAAGGAAGGTGGTACAATGAAAGAAGATAATAGAATTGTAGCATTATACGTTCGTGTATCTACTGGATATCAAGTTGATAAAGACTCTCTCCCATTTCAGAAGAAAGAGTTGAAAGCATATTGTGAACACGTTCTGCACATAGACAAAAACCGTATCGAGATATTTGAAGATGCTGGAAAGTCAGGAAAGAATACCAAACGACCAGCCTTTGAGCGAATGATGGATAAGGTAAAAGCCGGGCAAGTATCTCATGTTGTTGTTTACAAGATTGACCGTATTTCGAGAAACCTTATCGACTTTTCAATCATGTACAATGAGTTTAAATACCACAGAGTTGCGTTCATCTCACTGAACGAACAATTTGATACCTCTAGCGCAATGGGAGAGGCTATGCTTAAAATTGTACTAGTGTTTGCAGAAATGGAGCGTAAGCTCACGTCAGAGCGCGTCACAGATGTAATGATAGGCAGAGCACAGAGTGGATTGTGGAACGGAGCTAGAGTGCCATATGGTTGGGATTGGGATGATGAAAAGAAATGTCCAGTGCATTCAAAGGTTGAAGCAAAGTATGTGAAACAGATGTACGCAGATTATCTCAATGGTGGCTCAAGCGTATCTATAGCGAAAAGCTATAACGCAAACAAGATTCCGACTAAGCGTGGTGGCGAATGGACCTCAAAGACAATTGCCGATGTGATTCGCAACCCAATGAACAAAGGTGATTACAGATACAATTACAGAGAGTCCGCTAGAGGTCGTAAAAAGCCACAGGAAGAAGTTATTTACATCAAAGGTGTATTTGAACCACTTGTATCTATAAACGACTGGGAAAAGGCAAATAAGCTCATGGACGGACGTGGATTTAAGATGAACTCAAGCGGACAGATAATCATGAACAAGCGTTGCAATGTATTCACTGGTTTAATCTTTTGCGGAAAGTGCGGAGAACGATACAATGTTAGAAGCAAGGACTGTAGACAAGGAAGTGGATTCCGACCATCATCTTATGCGTGTGGAAAGAAATCACGAAAAGGAACTTGCGACAACCAAAATATCAGTGATGTAATAATAGCTCCAATAATGATAAATTACATAGCAGCTATGGTTGATGTTTCCAAACACAAAAAACAGATCAAGACAACAAAAGAACTTGAGCAAGTAATTCTAAAACGAATTAGCTTTTCAGATGTTGCTGGAATTTCAGAAGATAGCTTGCAAGCCACATTAGATTTGCTGTACGGAAAGACAGGAACTCAACTATGGTCGGCAAACACAGTCAGCCAAGAAGATAAATCAGAGAACAAACAAAAGCTAACCGAACTACAGGTGAAACTTGAAAAAACAGAAAGAGCTATTGAGCGACTCAAGAAAGCATTTTTATTTGATGATGACGGACTTGACGAGAAGGAATTTCTCGAAATGAAATCAGCGTTGGAGATTGACCGAGTGAAGATTGAAAATGAAATAAAGGGAATGGAAACAGAATCAATTTCCGTAAATGTGAATCAAGTAGAGTTCATTAAAACTGCATCGCAGTATTTGCTCATGCACGAACTGAACAAAGATGAAATAATAAATTACAAAGAGCTTGCGATCGCAGACGAGGATTCCATTAAAAATCTTTTCAACTCAGTGCTCGACCA